GTTATTTGGCGATTCGTCAAGCAATCCCTTGTGCGCTTTTTTCTAAACTCACTTAAATCTGGCTTTGTCATTTCTAGTCCTTTGTGATTTCCTCTGCCTGTGGAAATCTTAGACTAAAACGCCCTTAAATGTCACACAATGTCGTTAGCAATGACATTGACTTGACCTTCGATGGCAACTGTCGTGTGCGTGGTGTCAAGACCACTTGCACCAGACTTGCCAGCCCAACGCCAAATCCAAACGCCAGCCAAGCCAGTCGTGGGAATGTCAGCGTGGTAGTTGCCAGTGGAATCACGCACAATCGTGTTTGTGGGGTCGCCAGTTCCATTGATGTAGGTGAAAGTTAGGGCAGTCTGGTTTTCCAGTTGGTATTGGAACGTGACCACATCAGGGTCTACAACTGTGCCAGTGATGCTGGTGAAAGGGGTCGAAGTGTAAAAACGCACTGTCGTGCCTTCGTAGATGAATGAAGTTGCCATTAACTTTGTCCTTGTAGTATTTCCAAACTTATTTGCACTTGTGCTACTTCGTAAGCGCCAGCCAACTTGGGAAGTTTGATTGACCCATTAACTGAAGCAGTCTTGGTTGCACCAATAACTTTTGCGACCTTGTGTGACCCATTAACTGTGGCAGTGGTTAGGTCGCCTTCGACAGTTCCGGGCATTTGCAGATAAGAAACAGTCGCTGTGCTGGTCGCACTGAAGCTTGCGCTAATTGCGCCATTGGCAGGGTAAGGGTAGAAAACCTGCCCAACGCCTGATGCGCTGAAGGTTGCATTGGCTGAACCAGCGCCATTGACCTTGACCTTTCCAGCGGCGTTTGCGCCAAAGGTCGAAGCAATTGAACCTGCACCTGTGTAGAAAATCGTTCCAGTTGCGTTGGCTGAAAAGTCAAACTGGCTTCTGGCTGTTCCAATTTCATCAACAACGCCAGTTGCGTTTGAACTGAACGAACCATTGACCTGACCAGTCGAAGCAAAGATGACTAATCCAGTTGCTGACGCATTGAACGTTGCGCTAAATGAACCATTGCCATTGACAGGCGCTGTTGTTGTGCCAGTCGCAGATGAACTGAAGTCTGATGACGCATTTGCGCTTGCTGGTATCGAAACAGCACCATTTGCACTTGCGCTGAAGCCTGATGAAACAGACCCATTGGCAGGAACAGTGATTGTGGCAGTTGCGTTTGCAGAAAATGTTGCGCTAACGCTTCCATTGCCACTGAAACTAGATGACGCTGGGAATGCTTGACCTAAGTAGGCAAGACCTAAGTAGTTTGCTCCAAGCATTGGCTAGTCCTTAGTTAAGCGTGGCAAAGAAGTTGTTCAGCGTAAAGGCTGGGGTGAAACCTGTGACCGCCGCTGGGATGGTGTTGAGCGTAGTTCCCCACGATGAGCAACGACCAGTAAGTGTGTTGGCCGCTGGGGTCGTGTTGAAGTTCATAAGGGCGGCATTAAAAAGCGGTGCGCCACTACCGCCACCGTCACCGGACGCATAGAACGATGGAGCGGTTGTTGTGCTTGTTCCAATCTGAATGACGATGAAGTAATCGGTGTCGGCTGTAAGGTTTAGCGAACCAACTGCCGTCAAGGTCACAGTCTGATAAGTGTTTGCGACCAACGATGGTAGCGCACCGTATCCAAGAACAGCACCTGCGGCTGAATACAAGGAAACGTAAGAGTTGGCAATTCCTGCGCCTACTGTTGCGCTAATAAACCCGATTGTGCTGACCGTTGCTTGAGCGTTCATGTGGATTCGAGTTGCGTAGGCAACGCCCTTTGTCGGGGTCTGCGCTAGTTCGGTCATGCAGGTCACCGGGTCGAATGTCCACGCCTTAACACCGTGAGCCGCTGGCTGAATGATTGGTATCACGATTCCAAGACCAACTCGTGCCAAAGCGGGGGTAGAGGCTCCAGTTCCACCTTGAACAACCGAGATTGTTTGTGAAAGAGCGTTAGGTCGAACGCCGTCCTCTATGTACCAAACACCTGCACGATAAGTGAAGCGAACTGTGGAAAGTGGCAAGACGGTTTGGTTTGCGGTTGCGCCAGTAGTAAATGAGTTGGTCGTTCCGTTGTAATAAGTAAATGTGTCTGTTCCACCACGAGCAACGGTAGATGCCGAAGTTGAGTTGGTCACAATCGTGTTTGTCGTTCCATCTGCTGGGGCAGAGGGGAGCGTAATGATGACGCTTGCGGCGGTTGTGATTGAGGTTTCACCTGCGGCGGCTGTACCGCTTGTGGCGTAAGAGACTGTCGGGGAGCCGCTTGACGGCGTGGAATACTGCAGACCAGTCGCACCGGAGTTCACGGTCAAGACCTGACCGGCAGTTCCAATCGTGCTGAGCCCAGTACCACCGTTAGATGTGCCAAGAATGCCGACCAAATTTGTGATGTCGGTGGTGAATACGTTGTACCAAACGCCAGTGCCGTCGAAGACAAAGTTGTATCCAGCGCCAGCAGGGATTGTGTATGGCGTGGTGGCTCCGTAATTGGTTCCCTCTAACGAAAGGCTGTTGGTTCCACCCTTGACATTGACCGTGACCGAGGCGTTATTGACGATTGAGTAGGTCGAACCACCGACTGGGTGGGCTGGCAGGGTGATGGTCTGCGAGGCCGTAGACCCACCAAAAATAGTTATTTCACCTAGAGATGCGGTTGCAGTAGCCGAGCGCAGAGTGACGGTTTGACTTTCGGTTGGAGACCAAGTGCCGGGAGTACCAGCAATGGTGCAGACCCAAATGGTTGCGGTTTGGTCGACTACAAAGTCACCTACAGCAAAGGTTCCTGACGTTGGAGCACCTGATGTGGTTCCACCGACAAAACGAGTTGCGGTCGTGGCTCCGGTCAGACCTGATGCTTTAAAGTCAGGTGCGACTACTTCGCCGGTGAATGTTGCGCCCGAAAGTGGAGCCAACTGATTAAGCAGGTTTGCGTCAACGGTCTGGGCGATTTGGTAGCCAGCTGTAATGCTCTGCGCTGTCGTTCCATACTGCGCCCTAGTGATTGTGAATGTGTCAGTTGAAACTGACGTGACACGAACAATTTCAGCATTGGCGTTTGTAGGGTTTGACCCAGCGGGCCAAATCGTTGCATCAAATGGGGTTGCAGGAAAGTATGAACCCTGACTAGACGTGACGACTAAAGACGTTCCTGACGTGGCAGGTGAAGGTGCTGTTGCAACTGTCGAATAAGCAAAATTCTTAAGGGCATCCATTTATTCATCTTCTTGTTCTTCAGGGATAATGACAACGCCTTCAGCCTGTGCTGAAAATTCCTGTTGGTTGCCCATTAGGACAAAGCAGTGGTCACTGCGCCAATTGCAAAAGCAATGGTCGAACCTGCTGGGATAGACCCACTAAGTCCTGTGGTTGTTCCACCACAAATGTAAGTTCCACCAGAAGAAGCAGTGAAAATGCCAAAGTAGGGAACGCCTGATGATTCAAGTGGCATCAAGGTAAAGTTCTGTGCATTGGTAGAAGCTTGTGCGCCACCAGTTGCTGAACCAAAAGCGATTGCTTGGCGTGCGTATGAACCACCAGTCACTTCACCAGAAGCACCAGTAGTCGATGGGTCGCTAGTAAAAAGCGCAAGGTAGTAAGTCGTAGAAGGAACAAGGATTGCATTTAATCCTGCGTTTTCTGAAGTTGTCGAAAGTCGTGCCATTAGTTTTCCTTTGTTTGGTCAATTATACCATTGAAGTTTTTGTTGTCTTTTAGATAATCAAGTTCTGCCATGATGTGATGGATGTCGTGCATCATCAGTTTCAATTCACGCAGGTGGTCGTTCGCAGTTTCGCTAACTTCCAGATGATAAGCGGCAAGTTCAGAAGCAATTCTGTCTGCACGCTTTGCCGCAATCAAAAGTATTGCGCCTTGTAATCCTGCCAACGTTGAAAGAATCAAGTTCAGCAGAATGAATGGGAATGGGTCGAAGGGTTTTCCAGCAACGTTGTAATACATCCAACTTGCCATAAAACCCATAAAGCCAAACACGAACGGCCATGACCCCATGCCATGACGCATAATGTCTGCTGAACGTTCGCCTAGCGTTCGTTCGTCACCTGTTCTAACAGCAGGGTGAAATTCCCAGTGACTAGATTTCTTTTGACGCTTCCATGCCTTCGTGATAACCCAAGTGGCGGGTGACTTCATTTTCTAGGGTATCCAATTTCTTTTCGATTCTGTCAATTGCATCACGAAGCGAACCACCACCATTAGGCACAGTCTGCTTCTTGATTTCCCCTATTTCTGCAGTCAGCTGTTCACCAACAGACCTGACCAATAGATTGTGTATCCAACGAATGATTGCCCAAACAAAGCCAATGACAAATCCAGCAGAAGCTAGGAACTGCACCCAAAAATTAGATGTGTTTAGGCTGATGTTTGCAATCATGGCTTCTTAGGCGCTGGCGCAGGTGCTGGCTTTGGTGCGCTTACAGGCGCTTGTGGGGCGACTGGTGGCGTGTGAATTGGGTTCACTGCGATGGTGTTAAAGCGCAAATAAGTCTGTGGGTGACGACCATCTTGGGAAACACGACAATAGGAAGGGTCGCCTTGCTGACCATGCGAAACAGTCAAAGGGTCAGCGCCACCTTCAACAATGATGGCAGTGTGCCAACCAGTGCCGGGTCCATAAACGATTACGTCACCCGGTTGAACTTGCGTCAAGGTGATGTGCTGACCATGTGACAGCAACGTTCCTGTGTAGCCTTCGTGGTTGTAGTGCTGACCATTGGGGTCTGGTGCGCCAGCCCAATTGAAACACATGGTGACGAAAGCTGAACAGTCAGCAGTCACTGGCAAAGTGCCAGCGTGACCAATGCTGTCCATTCTGTGTGCGCCTTCTGAATAGGTGAACTTGCCACGATTGGCAACAGCCCACTTAGCCCATGCAACAATGTTTTGTCTTACGTCAGTCATGTTTGTCCTTACTTAATCGCTTGAAGAATCAAAAGCACAGCTGTCACGATTACTGGCGTGCCAATAACCATCGCAATGCCCAAAAGAATGTTTTTGTCTTGTTCACGCATAATTTTCCTTAGATTGAACCGATTGAAGCACCCAAGTATTCAATTTGGGCGAAAGTTGTGTTGTTTCCTATTGGTAATGCGGCACCCTGAACGCTGACACCAGCACTTGTTCCAATAAGGAATTGAATAGTGTTTGGATACGTTCCACCACCAGCTTGCATTGGCACAATGAATGAACCAGTTGAACCAGTGATTTGACCATTGACTGTCGTTGTTCGTGGCGTGAAAAAGTAGTGGTTGTTTGCTGTAGTTCCACCAGCACAGACTGCATACATGTGAAAGTAAGCGGCTGTTGCGTTTGAAGCAACAGACATTGACATTGTGACACGATACAACCCAGTCAAAGGCACAGTGAATGTGCCGCTTGCGTAAGTGATTGAACCAGCCAATGAAACAGGGCTGTTCGTAATAGTCGCAGGTGAACCGCTAGTAAATACATTAGCGCCAGTAGTCAAAGTTTGACTGACGGTGTTAGCAATCGTGACGTAGGGGCGTGCATACATCAACGACAGGTTGTTAACAATTTGGTTGTAGTCACTTGAAGTCGCAGGGTCGCCTGAATAAAATTGTGCGGCATAAGTCCATGCGTTAATGGCTGTTGGCTTGTGTGCTGACATTATTTCCCTTTACAGATAAGCGTTGGTTGAATCAAACTTGCCAAAAGTGGCATCATCAAACAACATAAAAAACGATTGTGGACTGGAATTTTGAAAACGTTTTGGGTATGGGTCAAAAGTAAAAGCACTTGTCCATTCGCCCGGTTCTGCGCTGAAGCTATGTCTGATACTTTCAATTACCATCGTGGCGTTGATTTTACCATTTGCATCAGCACCATTTTGATTGCGAACAACTTGAACTTGGTCGTTTAGATACTTGTTCAGCATCTGCGACAAGTTCTGACCATTGTTGAACTTGCTGGACAATTCCATGTTTTGAATTCGTGGCAGTGGCGACTGGTAAAGGTTGCCCAAGAAGACAGCTGACTGATAAGCCTGTTCATTAGTGACAGAAATCACATTGGCTTTTGTCAATGTCGAATAAGCATAAAGGGGTTCTGCGCTGGTGTTTTCGTAGGTTTGCACAGTGCCATTCTGGGCAGTAATTGCCACAGTTGTCCAAACGTCAGCGTCATCACGCATGATTTGCAATGACGTGGGTTCGTATGAAGTCACAGTGCTTCCATCAACGTCAGACCAAACATAAGCGTTCATAGGCGTAGCGTTGTTTGTGGCGCTGTAAAGGTAGCCCTGCGTGTCGAACTCAAACGACCCATCAGGCTTCTGGAAGAACGCACCAATGTCTGTGTCCACAGTTTGCTGAATTAAGTCAAGCGCAGTTGAACCAGTGATAGGTGTTTGATAACCCTGCACAAAGAACGTGCCATTGTTTGTCGAAGACCAAGCAACATCATTAACTGTGTAATTGGGAACGCTAACTGCGCCAGCAGAAATTGTGCCATAACCAGCCAACGTCAGAATTTCTGCAATTCTGTCACCTGAAGCTTCAACGTCACCAAGCAAAGACCCAGCCTTGAATCTGTTCAGAATGTTGTTCTGTGTGGTCTGAACGTAGGGCGCACCAACTGTTAATTGGGCAATAAGACCTGACAAGGGGAATGCAGGGTTTGGGTAGAACGTTCCACCTGAATAACTGTTTCCAATAAACAGACCATTGCCCTGACTGGTGATTTGACCACCCACGCCAGTGACCTGTGTAAAAGTTCCATCGCAATAAAGATAGATGTTTCCACCTGACGCATACAACCCAATGTGATGCCATTGACCATCAACCACACTGATGTTGGTGTGCGTGATAGTTCCAGTCGAAGTGTTGTTGTTAATCAGTTCACCCGTTGGCGAAACAGCAATTGTGCTGTAATACGAACTGCTTGTGTCAAGCCATGTCAATACGTTTTGGCTGGCAGGAGACTGACCAAGTATCCAAAAGTCAATTGCACCAACAGTCAAACTGTTTCCGATACCTGTGGGCAAAGCAAGATAAGCAACATTGGTTGAAACGTTGCCATCACTTAGGTCAATGCAAGTGTCGTTTGAATACAACAAAGCACCTGCGCTGGTATTGACAGTAGTGCCAATTAACTTCGCTGTATTTCCCAACACTGAATCAGTTGTTTGACCAGCATTCAATCTGTAATAACCCATGTCTGCGCCAATGGAAATTGTCCATGACGTATACGGGCCAGCAGAAATTCCTGAAATAAAAGTGTTGGTGATGTTCACCACAAGCAAAGTCGAAGTTGTTCCAGTTGTGACTGTTCCAACAGCAATAATTGGTGCAACGCCCTGTGCCGCAGTCGCAGTGATGCTGACAGCAGTGCCAGTTGCAGGAACTGATGCAAGCGTGGGAACAGTAAAGGTCTTTGAACCAGTTGCAATAGTGACAGAAGAAGTAGAAGTAGTGACTGTGCTATTAACAAATTGACCATAGAACTGTGGCTTGTTCATGTAAAGCAAAGACAAAAACTTGGTGCTGTCGCTGGCAGTCAAAAGGATTTCTTGGTTCAGCTGGTCAAAGGTTTGTTCTTCAACTGATTCAATAAAGCCATAAAAAATGGAAGAAGCCAAACCTGCAGTTGCAGTTGAACTTGTTCCTGTAATTGTTGATGCCACAGTGAATTGTGTTGAAGTGGCTGTGGCAATAATGAAAACACCATTGAATCCAGCAGTGGTTGCGCCCTGAATTACTACCTTTTGCCCTGTTGTGTAGGTGTTCGAAGCAGTGTAAGTCACCACTGTTCCTGAACCAGAAATGGCAGTCACGTTAACCAATGGCGTTCCAGCAACAACCTTGATGGGCAAGCGTGTGCGAATAACTGCATTACTGCCATTAGTCGTGCCATTAAGGAAAAAACCATTGCGATTGTCTAGCGTCATGCGAAGCGTAGAAGCTTCAATTCTGTCCAGAAAGTGCTGGCGACCAGAATTTGTGGTGAAATCCTTGACATAAGCAGTCACGTCATACCAAGTTGTTTGGGTTGCAGACGTGATTGGCGTGGCAGGGTTGAAAGCAATAGACACTGACAAAACGGGAAGGGAAGCAAGCTGTGTCATTTAGTTGTTCCACCCCATTTGCCAAACAAAGTTCGCATTGTTCGAACATCTTTAAGCATTTGATTTCTTACGGATTTAGCAACTGCGTCAATGAACTTCTGATTGGTCAAAAGTTTGGCCGCTAAAAGGTTAACGTCAATTTCAATTTGAACATCATTGACTGGCGCACCATTCCAAGTTCCTTCGCCCTGCATTACTTGACCGTGACCTTGACAGAATAATTGCCCTTAGCGTCTTGATTGGCAAAATTGTAAGCAGCCTTTTCAAAGGTCTTAGAAAATTGTGAAATCTTGTTTGCTGATGCCCACTGCAAAAGTGCCGTTTGTTGCGACTGCGTAATGAAAGCAAAGTTTTGCATCTTAGTTGAAGGTTGAATTGCGCCAAACTTAAATGCGCTGGTCTGGTCTGCTGTTGGAACAGTGGGTGCGTTTGGCACAGTTCCCCACGCCAAAGGATTGTTGGCAGTGGAAATGGCACCCGGCGTTGGTTGCAATACCTTCTTGTTGACTGCGTAGGCTTCAGCGCCAAGACCAAGCATGGGAAGAACATCTGCCCAAACCAAATCGCCAAACTTAGGAATCAATTTGAAAATTGGCGAAACAACGTCAAAAATCTTTTTACCAATTGCCAATGCAAATAAAGTGATTGTTGCGTCACTAGCAATCTTGGCGACAAGTGGGTGTTCTTGGAAATACTTGACAGCACCAGCCGCCCAACCTGCAACTTGCTTAACTGTAGGCAGAAGCAACAAGCCAAGACCAGTCATGGCGTTCTGGAAGTTGGTTTTCAGAATTTTCAATTGGTTGTCCAGCTGACCTTGACTGATTCCAAAGACTGTGTTCAAGTCTTTTCCACTTGCCTTAGACATTGCATCTGTCAGTTTCACAAGTTTGGGAAGGTTCTTGTCAAGAACGGTTGCCAGACCAGCGCCCTGACCAAAGACTGACCTAATCAGTGAATCCATTGGAATTCCAGTCTTGCGTGACTGTGTTTCCAAGTCTTTCAAGACTGTAATAATTCCACCGGAGGTTCTTGCATCTTGTGCAAGTTTGTTGGCGTTAATACCCATTGAAGCAAGTTGTTTGGTCGTGGCTTTGGTGGGGTTTTCTACCTTACCAATACCATTTGCCAATGCAACCATCGCCCTAGCGTTTGAATAACCAGCTTGGGAAGCAACGTCAGAAATTGCGGCAGATTGTGCAAGGCTTACACCATAAGCGGCAAGTGTGCCACCAACCTTGCCCTGAAGAACCTGAACCAAGTTGTCCAACGAACCAATGTGGTGTCTGTTGGCGATAACCATCAAATCTGCTACTTGTGCAACAGACATTCCCTTTGCTGATTGAATCGTTTGTGCGGCAATAATTGCCTGTGTCATCTGAACAACATCGCCACCAGTTGCCACAGCCGCTTTAGAAGCCGCAGTGACTAGGTTGGTAGCGTTAGCGCCCCTGATGCCAGCCTTTTCAACGCTAAGAAATGCGTTTGTGATGCTGGTCGAAGCAATTCCAGTGGTGCTGGAAATGTCAAGAATCTTGCCCTTTAGGTATTCGATTTCTTTGGCACTTGCACCAGATTGGTTTCGCAGTGTGTCAAGCGATTGTTCAAACTTCAAAGCTTGGTCTACACCATACGCACCAAGCGCAAGACCAAGACCAGCCATTGCAGTTGTGGCAGTGTTAGCAAAGTTCTTAATTTGCTGACCCATTGGAACAGTTGATTTAGAAAATTCAACGTTCTTCTTGATGGATTCATCAAGTTTGGCGTTGTATTCCCTTGTTTCAGCCAACAGGCGCATGATTACTTCATTTATGCCAGCCATGCTGTTCCTTTACGATTCTTCTATGGGCATTGCGCCTAAGTATTTTTCAGCAAGTTTGCGCAGTGCAGGCATTGACTTTTCAAGACCTGATTCCATAAATGGGAATTTGTTAGAACGTGAAGTTCCATAATTCACATAGGGCGCATACTTGACATAAGTTCCAGTTAAAGATTCAGCGCCACCAACAGTTCTACGAACCATTTGAAGGTTGATGCTTGCAGATAAATTGCCAGTTCGATTAGTGGGTTGTGGTGGTTTTGCAGGATACTTAGGCGCACCTGCGTAATACACACGACCCTTTTTTGTTTTCATTTCAGAACCAATTGGGCGACCAAGAAAATCACGCTTGGCGTTGCTGGCGATAATTAAACCACCTTCACGCACAAACTTTTCTGCGCCAGTCTGGGCAAGAACTCTCATCTTTTCTAAACGTTCTTGCCATTCATTCATTCCCTGCAACCCAAATTCAGGCATCGTTAGCCAGTCCAGTCATTCTGTTGTGAATCTCTGTCAGCCAATTAGTGATGACTACAGGCTGGTTCATAAAGTCTTTGTGCGACCCACCAAACGTTTTTCTAAATTGGTATTCACGCCAATAAGACATAACTTCTGAATCAACAGACACATCAGCCTTGCCACGCAAAGCTTCTTCAAGTTTGTTTAATTGGCGGTAGGCGCTTTTGGGTCTAACGCACCATCAGGCGAAAAGTCTTCAGTCCTATTGAATTCAGTCGAACAAGCCAACGCCAATACGTCAAAGGTTGATTTGGGCAAATCCAGCACAGTTTCCTGCGTTGGTAGGTCGCCCAAAGTCCATGACTGAACCATGCTTTCAATCAGAATGGCTTGGTAGCCATCAAGATTGTCCTTGTCAGCGTCTGATAGTTGGGCAAATACGCCCCATGTTTCAGGCTTGGATTCGTCAAAACCTAGTTCACTTAGCTTCATTGCGCTACTAGCGGCATTCATAAACGCCCTAGAAACGTTTCTAGCAAGGCGTTCAGAAATGTCAGCACGACTTTTAATGATGGCTGACTGTCCGTTTGGTAGTTCAACAAGTGGCATTGCATCCCCTTCTTAGGTGATTAGTAGTTCTTCAGGTATCCAACACTAGTCGAAACAGTTGTTGCGTTCACAGTGGTGGTCTTAATTGGTGAATAAGCGGCGCTGTTGGCTGAAGCTGTTTGGTCAGTCGTGTTAGCGTTCGCTTCAAACTCAACTTCAATTTCAGTGTATTCCTGACCACGAATTCTTTTGGGGTTCAAGAACTGAACGTTTGACATTTGGAATGACATGCTGTGGTTGGTAGCAGTCGAAACGTCATTGGGGTCAGTGAAGGTGATGGTCATTGTCTGTGGCGTTCTGAAAAGACCATAGGCAGATGAACCAGTGCTGAATGGGTCAGCAGTCGTTTCTACAACAGCAGTGAACTTACCCTTAACATCAATCGGGCCAGCAAAGTTCACATGGGGCGCTTGCGTTCCCATTGTGAAGATTGGCTTGGTCGAACGTGAAAGCGTCAAGTCACCACTGCGAATGTAGGTGAAAGGGGTTGAAGCAATGGTAATGGTCGTATCCCACGCAGGAATCATGTGTTCAGCAGAAATGCTTGGAGTGCTGAACGGGTTGGGAACGCTTGTGTAGCTCGTGTAAGGGTTGGCAACAAACTTGGCTGTGACTTCAGCAGGTGCTTCAGCGCCAAAGGTGAAAGCCAATTCATCTGCCTGTGCGCCAGTCAAGGTGAAGTAGTTCGCACCATCGAAATCAAGAAGACTGAATGAAACTGGCTGTGAACCATTGGCTGTGTTGTTGTAAAGACCAATAACGTGCGTGTAAGGCGCAGTTGAACCAGAAACAGTGTCGTTTCCACCAAGCAACGCAGTCAGCAAGATTGGGGTGGTGTCAGCGTAAAGGTATGACTTGAATTCAGCCAAGTCGTGACGCACCCCGGCAACGTGGTCATAGACCATAACTGGTGAACCACGCAAAGCTTCGTCACGCAGGAACGTCTGCTGTGGCGTGATTTGTGGGGTCGTAATTGGAATGTAGTTCGCACCATAGACAACGCCATTGGTGGTCGAACCGGAGGAAGGCAACGTTCCCCTAGTGACTTCAGCGATTAGTCCAAGATAACTATTAGCTACTAAAAATGCCATGATTGTTCCTTTATTGGTTAGGCGTTAGGGGTTGATGAAGCAGGGGTGTCAGCAGGTGCTGGGTCAGCTGGTGCTGGTTCGACAGGTGCTGGCTTAGGTGCTGGTGCGCTTGAAGCAGACCAGAAACCATCGTCAGGCATCGTGTCAAGGTCATAAGACTGGTTAGGTTCTGCAACCAAGACTTCGCCATTCACAAAGGTCGTGAAGTAAGTCATGGGCTGTGAACCAGTGAATGTGAATTGTGCCATTGGTATTCCTTATGAATTGATTTCTTCCAACACCATCACACGAATGTTGGAATAGGTTTGGGTAATGCTTTGTGAAGATGCCAAGCGTCTTGGATAGTAAGAAGTCACTTCCACGTCAGCGCCCCCACCATGCTGACCTTCACCCCAGACAAAGATGACACCAGTGCTAGTTCCAGCTTCACGATTCGCACGAATGGCGTTCACAAGGCTGTCTAGGAAAGCGTCATTCATTTCTGAAGCGTCTTCGCTTTTTGGTTCGCTACTGCGAAAGTAGCAGTCAAGAACAAAGGTGTATTCCACCATTTTCTTTCCATTTACTGAACCACCTAAAGCAATGCGTGTTTCACGCTGTGCTTCAATCCACAAAAAGATGATTGCGCCAGATGTGTGGTTTGGTGCGTCTTGGTTGTAGAAGTCGCCTTCAGGGGTCAGTTTTGGTGGGTATGGAAAAACGCTGGTCAGGTTAGTGACGTTGGCATTTTCCAAATAAGAAGCCACAGCGTTTCGAACTGCGACCCTTGACATTAGGCACGACCCCAGATTTGCTTGAAGGCATCAAGAAGGTCATAGGCAGAAGCCTTATCCCATTCTTGGCTGGAAGTCTTTGAAGTGGACTGCACTGGTTCGCCAATTTCGTTGATAACCAGCGACCCATCGCCACGTTCTTTAACCATTGCCACGATTAGGTGAATCACAGCTTGCTTGATTGTTGCAGGTAGTGCAGACACATTCACGTCAGTGGTGTGTGAAAACTGCAGTGGGCTGGCAAGTGGCAAGGTCAAGCTAACGCCATTGTAGGTTGAAGCCACAACAATGGTTTCATCCTTAGCGCCATCCCAGATGGTCAGCTGGCTATTTGGGTAGATGCCAATTGCGCTGTCCACAGTGATTGAAGTTGCGCCAGCAGTCACAGCACCATTGCTGAATGTGTTGGCGAAGCCATTCACATAAGTCCATTGGCAAAACTGTTCTTGTGGTGGGAACTTGCCACCAACCATGTCAAGCGAACCATAGGTTGTGCCTGAATACACGCCAGTTTGGGCAGTGATGATGAACTGGTGGCGTTCAATAAAGGTGTTGCTGTTTGAAAGATTTACGTTGTTAAACGAAGCAGGGTTGTAGCCATACTGGAACGAACGCAGTTCAAGAATCGGCCAATACTGTGGCTGAACAATGAACTGCCCAAGCCTGTTGCCACGATAGCGCCCATTTTCAGTGTTGACTGTGGCGCACAAAGTTCCCAAAGCACCCAAGCAATAGTTGTCTGCTTCAGTCGAAGCTTTGACAATTAGTTCTTGCAGGGCAACGTTCTGGGCGTTAATTGAAGCACCCGGAATTAGGTTGCTGAAGTCGATGCTTGCCGCAGTGGCGCTGTTTAGAACTTCCTGAATGGTGACATAAGGAACACGATTGCCTTCAGTGATGTTGAATGGGGCAATTACAGCCATTAGTTGTCTTCTTCCACAAGTTCAGTGCTTCCACATTTACCACACTTGCTTTTGAAAAGCGAATTGTGACTGCATTTGACGCAACGCCAAGAACGTGCGCCAGCGAATGTGATTCCAGCCATAGCGAAATCCCCTGACTTAACTAGTGCTTTTCCTACAGCTTCTGGCACATGAAACGTGCCATCTTTGTTTCTTTTTACAGCCTTACCATCATTGACTGAAACTTCAGTTAGGTTTCTGTCTGAACCTACGATTCGCATTGTGAAACCTTTACGAATAATGGTGGGTATGTTTCCAAAATGTAATAAGTCATAAAACCCCTTTTTCGAAATGGCAGGGAGACTGCGAAGGGTGCGAAGGGGAACACAGCCTTCACAGTCTCTACCTGCGAAAGCTAATCATTTCTGATTAGCGAACTACCTGAACTAGTCAGGCAGAATGTTGGTTATCAACCAGTGATACCAGTGACGATTCCTGACCAAGCTGGCGCACGGAATGCAAGTGTGCCATAGGTGTAGGAAGAAATGTCATAAGTGAAGCCGATTTGAGGCCACTCTATTACCATGTCCGAGACGACATTGTGTGCTTCAACAGTTGATGCAACACCACTGTCTGGGAATGGAAGTGACTTGCTGTGAATCAGCGCAACACCCGCAGGGGCGAAGCGGTGAGTGACGAGGTCAACCATTTTTCCAGTGGCTTGGTTTTGCACAGCCTGAACCAACGAACCAAGAACAACGCCATCAGAACCAGTTTCGTAGTTCAAACGATAGGCAGACGTGCTTGCGCTGGTCTGGATTGCCTTAGCAATCGCACGGCGAACAGCCGCAGTGGTGATGACAACATCAGGGTCAGCCATCGTGCTGTTGAACAGCGAAACGAAAGCGTTCTGAAGGAAGTCGTCAGCAACTGACTGTGATGAAACAGTGTTGTTCAAAGCGGCTTGGTATCCACCCAACTGGCTGAAGGTTGAAACCCAACCATCGTAGCCAGAACCACTGTTAGCACCAGCGGCGTAGGTGTTGTAAGAACCATCAGTTGAAGGAACAGCCTGTGTGGTCGAAGCGAAAGCAAGACCAGTGACACCTGAAGCAGTGCTTGGGGTCGAAGTCTTGTAAACAGTTGAACCAACAGTGACGTAGATGTTGATGCCTACGCAACCAGCAGGGATAGTTCCAGTGAACGTGACCTTAACGCCCTGACCAGCAGTTGCGTTGGTGACAGTTCCAGCAGATACTGAAGCAGTTTCGCCATAAGCAGACGACAAGGTGACAGCAACAGCTGAAGACGAAGTGGCAGGAAGTCCTGAACCAGTTGCGTCATTAGCCGCAGTGAAAGTCAAACCAGAAGTCGAAAGCGCAGTTGAAACAGCGTTCATCATGTTGCGCTCCTCAGCCAACATGTGTGACCAAATTAACGCTGTGTGGGAGAGCTGGCGCAAATCGGAGTATCCTTGCCCAGCGAACTCTGCTTGCAACGAAACACTGTCAGACAGACCCATTTCAACAAACGACTTAACAATTTTGTCAGCGGCGTATTGAATAAGTGGTGGGCGATTAAGTGAAACGCCACCAAAGGTGTTCGAAGCAGTGTTGCTGTTGAAGAACGATGAAAGGTTTGCAACCCCACCAACACCAGCGTTAGAAACACCAGTGATGCGACGGAATTCCAAAGCCTGACCCTGCGCCTTGATGCGTGCAGTGGTGTTGCGAAGGTAAAGTTCCTTCGGGATAAGCAACGACAAAACTGGGTCAAGGTCATAGGGAACAAGACCTGAAACGCCAGAAGTGGTGTTGTTAAGTGGGTTGGTCAAAGTCCATTCTGAACCTGCCTTAGCAATGTCCTGAACGCCAGCAAGGGCAGACTGAACAGCGGCTAGCTGGTCGCCAGAAACTGACTTTGAAATCTCTTGCAACGATTCTTCAGCACGACTGACTGCAGAAACAGTCTTGGTGATTCCAGTCGTAGGTGAAAAAGAAATCTCACCACGCTTGGCGCTCTGAAGCGTCTTTGCCTGAACTGCGCTTAAAGCTGATTTGTAAGCTTCAAAACGCTTTACCTGCTCTTCAGCAGGAAGACCAGAAAACATCTGGTCTAGGGAAGGGGCGGCGTAAGCCACGACTTACCTTCTTTCTGTGTAGTAATTGGATTGGTTAGAACTGATTGGCTTTGTCTTCATACTGCTTTGCAGTCATCAGATACTGTGCCTTCAGTTCAGGGTTGGTCAAAGATGCCGCCTTGATGCGAAGCGATTCTGCTTCTACAAGGTAGGCAGTTGCCTGTGCAGACTTTTGTGACTGCAGGTTGGTGGCACGCAATGCGGGTCCACCGGGTGTTGCCATCTGCTTTACTTCTTCAAGTGATGCCTTCAACAAGTTAATTTGTTCTTTCGCTTCACTTAATTCAGCCTTTGTGCTGATAGCTTCTTCAAGACCTAAAGCCTTGACGATTTCGTTTCGCAATTCTGCCTTTGCTTCATCAGAAGCGTCAGGGGCAGATGCGCCCTTAATAATGTCTGGGGAAACCCCTAGTCCAATGTAAGCCATTGTGTCATCATCCTTGTCTTCATCCCATCCTGTGAATGGGGCGCTAGTTTCGTTTTCGCTTGCTTCAGAAGTCCACCAGTCAAGGAAAATCTGCAACGCACACAACAATTGTGACACATCTGCAATTTCATTTTCTTCGCCAGCCAACATTTCATCAAGTTCAGCTTTAATCAGTGCAATCATTGACGCACGAACAGCGTTCAATTGAGCTGGGTCGTGTTCCATTTTGGTTAAGTCAGTAAGACCCTTAGCAATAGCATTGACAGCCTTTTCAGTGTCTTCAACTGCTGGTGCTTCCTCGATTACTTCAACAGCGGGTTCTTCAACAGCGATTTCTGCAGTCTCTTCAAGAACTGGCGTGTCAGCTTCAACAGTCTTCACGTCATCTTGGTTTTCCAAAACTTCAGGAATGGTTGGGCTGTGCTGGTCAATGTCTTCCAACTGACCTTCTGGCTGTGTGCCAGTGCCACCACAAACGTCACAATCAGTTTCTTGTTCGCCACCAGCAACGTTGGTCTTCTTACCAGTGCCAGCGCATGATGCACACAACTGCTTGCGTTCAAATAGTTCAGTTGGCGAACCTGCTTCTTCAGCCATCACAGCTTCAGCGTTCATTTCTGGCGATTCAGCCTTTGCTACTTCATCCACTGCAATGCCTTTCACTAGGTTACCTTCGATAGTCTTGGCAATTTCAATTACTGCAGAAGGGTTGGCTGGTCTGTCAACTAGCGACACCTCGACCACGTTTCCACTAACGATTCTTCCACCGGGTGCTACTGCATCTTTGATGACCCTAGCGTTCTTAATGCCAACACTAAAGCCTGTGTAGATTCCTTCTTCAACCATCTTCTGTGCAACAGGGTCAACAATCTTTGCTTCAACGATGAAGCCAGTGCCTGACTGTTCCATTTCAACAGCTTTGCCAACTGCCTTCGACTGGTGCATTTCACGAATGTTGCCAATTTCCATCCACTTGGGCATGGCAGTCTTCAGCCAGTCAGGGTCACAAATCTGTTCGTCTAGGTCAAGGGTTGCATCAGTCGCAAGCCCCTTAACGTAAAGGTTGCCATCATCGCCACGCTTGGCTGTTAGGTCGCCAAAATAAACGTGCTTAATTGTTGCCATAGTTAATTATCCCTGTAGTAGGTCAGCAAATGCTGAATCGGTTGAATCGGATGAATCTGGTGAATCAGATGAATCAATTGGTTGGTCAGAAGAAGTTGAATCCTCTACTGCCACAGCCACACATCTGCAACTTGGGTGTTCTGGTGGGTAGTCGTCAGTTATGTCGTGTATGCCTTGTTGGTCAAGACATTCATTGCAAGCGCCTTCGTAAGCTAACCATTCAAACTGACCATAGCCAGCCTGTGTCAATTGGTCTACAAACGAAGCGTTGTATGCACGATTTGTTTCAGTTATTGCAATTATGTCTGCCCTTGTGGGGTCGTTGATAATTGCTGACAGTGCATCGCCAATCTGTGTAGCTGTGTCGCCATTGGCAACGCCACGCTGGATTGCGTTGTTGATGCGCTGAAGGCTGGTGTCAGAAATGCCCTTTAGCGTGATACCACGCTTGTCCAGCAGTTCTTGGAAGTTCCCACCAGTTTGGGTTTTGCTGACTATTTCGCCAGCGTCTTTGTGCAGGGCGCTGATTGCGTCACCTAACACAGTTGTGTTGGTCTTGACGTTCTGCGCCATTGCGATGTTCACAATCGACTTCAGGTGTTCCAAGCTTGTGTGCTTCTGTGCAAGAACCTGTTTGACAACATCGCCTGTGCCACTAATCATTGCGACTAGTCCTGAAAGGATTGCCTTGTGATGCTTCTTTTCAACAGCAATGCGTTGTTTGAAGTTTGGAAGGTCGCTAATTTGTCGCTTAGTAGTTAGACCAAGTGCTTTTAAATTATCGCTTGACTGCCCTTCGACAAACTTAATCGCCCATGTTGCCAACTTGTCTGGGATTGGGCGTGCGCCCTTAACCATGAAATAAGCTTCTTCGTTCAACTTTTCAGCAACTGTTTCTTCAACAGTGGTGAAGTCGAATGCACGCCAGTTGCCACGCTTGTTGCGAGACTTGACGAATTGGGCAAAGTCACGCATTTCATCAGCAACTGCTGACTTTAAATTAGC